CCTACCGCTTTATCTGCGGGACTATCCGGGGTCTAGACCAAGCAGAATCCATTATCAATGACCTCGTGCAACATTTGGAGAAATCTGATGACTGACCTAACCACTGCGGTAGATCTGTCCGGCTTGCTAAATAAATCAGCCGAGCAGAAAGCGAAGCAGTTGCCTGACCCAAGAACTTACCATTTACTTTGTGTCGTCCCCGAGGCGATGGAGGAGTATGCGGAAAGTGAAATTGGGATTATTAAGTCCGACAAAACCATGTATTACGAGGAAGTTCTTACTCCCGTGTTGTTTGTCGTAAAGATTGGACCGGATGCTTATAAAGACCCAACAAGATTCCCTAGCGGGCCGTCTTGTAAAGAAGGGGACTTTGTAATTGTTCGCCCCAACAGTGGTACGCGACTAAAGATTCACGGTCGAGAGTTCCGCATTATCAACGACGATAGCGTTGAAGCGGTTGTAGAAGATCCGCGTGGTATTACCCGCGCTGCGTAAGGAGTAAGTGATGCCCCCCGAAATTAAAGATGAATATACGTTTCCTGATGAAAAACAGGAAAAACAAACAGCCGAAGCAGACGACAATTTTGAAGTTGAAATTGAAGACGATACTCCGCCAGAGGATCGTGGTCGTAAGCCCGCTAAAGAACCTGTTGATGATCCGACCGAAGATGAACTTGCTTCTTATGACGAGAAAGTTCAGGCCCGGATTAAGAAATTTACCCGTGGTTATCACGATGAACGCCGAGCAAAAGAAGAAGCTCTTCGGGAACGTGAAGCTGCGGAGACTTACGCACGACAATTAATTGAGGAGAATAAACGGTTACAGCAGCAAGTAGCTATTGGCTCCCAAGCATATGTCGAGCAATCTAAAACTTCCGCGCAGGTCGCTTATGACGTTGCAAAGAAGAAATATAAGGAAGCATACGAAGCTGGTGATGCCGACTTACTTGCTGAAGCTCAAGCTGAAATAGCACGGGCTACTTTGAACTTGGACAAGGCTGAAAATATGAAGCCTTTACAAGTTGAAGAAAAAGAGGTACAACCTAAACCTAGTATTCCATCCGCTCCTAAAATGTCTGAAAGAGACCAGGAGTGGTTAGAAGATAATGATTGGTTTGGTACTAATCCTGAAATGACTGCTTCCGCCCTCGGGTTGCATCAGCGGTTGGCTCAGGAAAAAGGCAAAGCATTTATTGGAACTAAGGAGTATTATAAGATTGTTGACGCTACCATGCGTCGAAGATTCCCCGAAGAATTCGGGAGCGAGCAGCAAGAAGATCCGGCAGAAGAGGATGAACCTCCGCGCCGTGCACCAAAGCCCGCTGTTGTTGTGGCTCCGGCTACACGCAGCACACCGCCTAATCGCGTCAAGTTGAAAGCATCAGAAGCCGCCATTGCGCGTCGTCTTGGGGTGCCGTTGGAACAGTACGCTAAACAGGTTGCTCTAATTAGGAAAGGCGTTTAATCATGGATCAAGGTAAACAAGAGCGCGGTTCCCGCGAAGAGTCTACTAGGCAAGCAGTTCTCCGGCCCACAGCTTGGAGACCGCCAGAGACGTTACCAATGCCTGACCCTCGCGAGGGCTGGGTACACCGCTACATTCGTATAAGTACGATGGGAGTGGCAGATCCGTCAAACGTGTCTTCCAAATTTCGTGAAGGATATGAACCCTGCAAAGCAGAAGAATATCCCGAGCTTATGATGCACGCTTCCACCGAAGGTCGCTTTAAGGGCGGCGTAGAAGTGGGTGGTTTATTGCTCTGTCGTATTCCAGCGGAGTTTTTGAAGCAGCGATCCGAGTATTACGCTAAGCAGAATAAAGCTCAGATGGAGTCTGTAGACAATAACTTTTTAAGGGAAAGTGATCCTCGGATGCCGCTCTTTTCGGAGAAACGTTCCAAGGTTACTTTCGGTACAGGATCTTAATCTTAGGAGTAACAAATGGCTTACCCCACTGTTGACGCTCCTTACGGTTTTAAAGCTATTAATGAACTTAATGGCCTACCGTATGCGGGAGCAACCCGACAGATTCCTATCGCCAGCGGACTCACCTCCAGTCTTTTTTACGGTGATTTAGTTCAACTGACGACTGATGGAACTCTGATCAAAACGACCTACTCTGCTGCTTCTAGCCCCAGCACAGTTATTGCTGGCGCAATTGGCGTATTCGTAGGATGTCAGTACACCAATGCTTCTACTGGGCAAAAGCTTTATGCTCAGTATTTCCCAGCAAACACTGTTGCTAACGACATCGTTGCTTTTGTAGTTGACGATCCGTCTGCTGTGTTTAGGGTTGCTATGGTTGGGCAAACTTCCACTGAAAGTAACACCGCCTCTACGATCGGTTACGCTAACCAATCGTTTGTTGGAACCAATGTGTATGCAGTTACTGGCGTTGCTGGTAGCACTACGACTGGTAACTCCAAAATGGCTGTGTCTGGCGATGGTCCGACAAACGGCACCGGTAACGTTCGCGTTTCTGGCACGTCGCTTCCTTTCCGTGTAGTTGCAGTTGTACCCGAAACCGCTTACAGCGTGACTGGCACTGGATCTTCGTCTTCCACGACGCTTCTTTTGTCTGCTGCTGTTACGGGTCTTCAAGCAGGTATGCAGGTTGTTTGTCCTGCCGCTACTGCTGGCGGACTTCCGGGTGACTATAACTACGTCACCAATGTTAATAGCACTACTGTAACTGTAGCTAAAACTTTGACTGCTGCTTCTGGCTCTTCGTTTACCTTTATTGGGTACCCTGAAGTTCTTGTGAAGTGGAATCAAGGTTGGCATAGCTATCAGTTCGCTACCGGCGTATAAGGGGAAACTAAATGGCTATTTCACGCGCACAACTACTGAAAGAGCTGCTCCCCGGCCTGAACGCACTGTTCGGCATGGAGTACGCTAGGTATGGGGAAGAACACAAAGAGATCTACGAAACCGAGACCTCTGAGCGTTCGTTTGAAGAGGAAACCAAGCTGTCAGGCTTTAGTGCTGCACCGGTCAAGGCCGAAGGTAGCGCAATCGCTTATGACAACGCGCAAGAAGCTTGGTCAACTCGCTACAACCACGAAACCATTGCTCTTGGTTTCTCGATCACTGAAGAAGCGATCGAAGATAACCTGTATGACAGCCTTTCAGCTCGTTATACGAAGGCTTTGGCTCGTGCAATGGCTTACACCAAACAGGTTAAGGCTGCTGCGGTTCTGAATAACGGCTTCAATTCTGCCTACACGGGTGGTGATGGAGTGCCTTTATTCTCGACGGCTCACCCCCTAATCTCTGGTGGCACCAACAGCAACACGCCTTCCACTCAAGCTGACCTTAACGAAACCTCTCTTGAGGCTGCTGTTATCGCGATTGCTGCGTGGACGGACGAACGTGGACTGTTGATTGCAGCTAAGCCCAAGAAGCTGATTGTTCCTCCTGCACTGATGTTTACTGCTAAGCGTTTGCTTGACACTGAACTCCGTGTAGCAACTGCCGACAACGACATCAACGCGTTGAAGCAGATGGGCGCAATCCCAGAGGGTTACACCGTTAACCACTTCTTGACCGATAGCAATGCATGGTTCCTCACGACCGATGTACCTAACGGCATGAAGCACTTCATTCGTACCCCATTGCAGAACAGCATGGACGGGGACTTCGACACCGGCAACGTTCGCTACAAAGCTCGTGAGCGTTATTCGTTCGGTTGGTCTGATCCTCTTGGTATGTTTGGATCGAGCGGTTCGACCTAAGCAAACGATGCGGTCAAGAAAGGGGGTTGCAAAACCCCCTTTTTTATTTATACTAGGAGTATTCCGGGGTTAGCTCGGTGTATTAGACAGTCCCGGCTGACGACATGCAGACTAATACACCACCATCGCATGTGAGAGCATAATGGCAAATACAACCTTTAGCGGTCCAGTCATATCCACAAATGGGTTTGTAGGTAATGTGACCGGTAATGTAACCGGCAACGTGACTGGTAACGTCACAGCAACAACCGTTAGCGCGACGGGCAATATAACAGCAGATAGTGGAACCGCTCCTGTAGCTGGTGGCGAAGCTGCTTTTCTTGCTACGTCCACAGCAGGTCTTGGTATTTATATCGGTTCTGGTGCCCCAACTGTTTCGGCAGCTCAAGGTTCCATTTACCTTCGTACTGATGGATCTTCGACAAGCACTCGTCTTTATGTAAATACCAACGGTACCACGGGTTGGACAAACGTAACGACCGCAGCCTAATTAGGAGCGCGTCATGACGATGCAATATGACGTAAATTCCAAGCACTTAAATGCAAGTGGCTCCGTGTACGCAGCCCGTACACGGGTAAAAGGCTTTTCTATTTGCGCTACTGCTAGCTCTGCTGGGACTTTACTACTTAAAGACGGTGGGTCTAGCGGAACTACATTGATTGAAATAGACATACCGTCTAACTCCAATCCAAATTCCTTTTATCTGTTAATCCCTGGTGAGGGCGTTTTGTTTTCAACAAACGTCTATGCAACGCTAACTAATATAGCTAGCGTCCC